GCATCTGATGCTTTGTTTACAGGTATGCGCGCCGGTAAAACAACGGTTGGTGAACTTGCTTCAGGTCTTGGCAACGTTATTCCAATCGCGGCTTCACTTGGTGTTGAATTTGATGAACTGGTTGCAGGAACGGCGGCGCTAACGCTTCAAGGTTTGTCAACTGCAACATCAATCACAAGCTTGCGCGCAATTCTTTCAGGTATTGCAAAACCAACATCTGAAGCTGCTAAACTTGCTGAAGAATTGGGAATTGATTTTTCAACAGCCGGTTTGCGGTCAAAAGGTCTTGCTGGTTTTCTTGCTGATGTTGTTGAAAAAACAGATGGTTCCGCCGATAGCCTTTCTGTTTTGTTCGGTTCAGTTGAAGCATTGAATGCGGCGCTTGCTTTTGCCGGTTCCGGTGGTGAAAGCTTTAATCAAATTCTTGAACAGATGGAAACCAAAGCGGGCGCAACAGATGCCGCGCTTACAACTGTTCAGCAAGGTCTTGATCAACGCTGGGGTTTGTTACTGCAAAGATTGACAAACCTTTCTGTTGATTTTGGTTATGCGTTGCTTTCGGTGATTGTTCCAGCCGGTGAAGCGGTTGCGAAAGTCTTTGAACTTGCGGCTGATAACGCTGATGTTTTCGCAATCGCGCTTGGCGTCCTGGTGGCCCGTCAAATTCCTGCAATGATTGCCGGTTTGGTTCGCATGGGTGCAATGCTCACAACAATTCAGGCGCAATTCATCGCGGGCGCAATCGCGGCGCGCGGCTTAACCTTGGCAATGTCTTCAATTCCATTTGTTGCAATTGTCACCGGTTTAACGCTTGCTTGGCGCTGGTTCACCAGGTCTGGTGAAGCGGCTGATGTTGCCGCAACATCAATTGACGGTTTAGATGATAGTTCGGCAAAACTTACAGGAACTTTACAGAATGTAATATCAGGTTTGGCACAAACTGAAGCGCAATTGAAAAGCATTTCATTAACTGAAGGTTTACTTGCTCAAAAAAGATATACAGATAAATACCGCAATTCATTGCAAAATGTTGGTTCTGAACTGGCAATGGCAGCTTATGCCGCTGAACAATTGAATGGGCGTGTTGGGCGCGAAGGTGTTGAAGCTTTGCGCGCATTCATTTTTGAAACGGGTTATGCAAACACTGAATTGCAAGAACTTTCATCAATTGATTTGGGTCAACTTTCAAATTCACTTGATGAATTGGTTGCGGGTGAACCGCAATTTTTATCAATTGTTGAAAGCTTGCGAGCCTCAATTACAAATGCGCAGAAATTCGGAACTGAATTGGAAACAACAAATGCGCTAATGCGGTTCTTGAATGGTGAAGCGTCCGATGCTGACAGAATTCTTTTAAACATTGCCGGAACAAATATTAGCGACAACATTGCAGCGGGCGCAAATGAAGTAAATCGTTTGGCGAATGAACTTCGGCGCGCTTACGACAATATGATTTCATTATCAGCGCAAGGCATTTCGTCTTTGCGTGAAAGTGAAATTCGGCTTGAAAATCGCGGTGATCCTGTTGCAACGGCTGGTGCTTTAGCCGCTGAACAATTCGGTGATATTACCGCTTTTCATCCAATTATGCAACCGGCGTTGGCTGAACAACGTGATGAATTCATTGCAAATGCTGAAGCAACTGAAATGAACCGTCAAGCCTTGATTGAATACCAAAGACAACAAGCGGCTGTTGCGGCGGCGGTTGGTTCATCGGGTGATGCCATTTCAGAACAACAAACAGCACTTCAACAATTAGCTGTACAATACGGCGCTTTGAATGAACCGTTTTCACAAGCGCAATCGGCGTTTGATGCTGTTCAAACAGCAATGCAAAACGGTGTTTTGAACAATGATCAATTTGTTCAAAGCCTGGAAAGAATTAAAGCGGCGTTTCTTGCAACCGGTGGAACCGCTGAACAATGGCAAAACATTGTAAATAAAAGCACCGATGACGTTTCATCGCAAATGAAAGATTTGGCTGAAGGTGCTTTAACAAGTCTTGGTGATGAATTTATCAATCTTGCGGTTGAAGGTAAAGCAAGCTTTGGCGATCTTGCAAAATCAATCATTAAGGATTTGTTGCGCATTGCCTTTCAAGCTTTGGTTGTTAAACCGTTGCTTAATTCCTTTGCATTTTCAGGCGGTGGAAGTTTTGGCGGCGGCGATGCGTTGCCGAACGCAACCGGAAATGCTTTCGGAAATTCTGGAATAACGCCATTTGCAAACGGTGGAAGTTTCACAAACAGCATTGTAAACACAGCAACACCTTTCAGCTTTGCAAAAGGAACCGCTTTAGGTGTAATGGGTGAAGCCGGTCCTGAAGCGATCATGCCGCTAGAACGCGGTGCGAACGGTTCACTTGGTGTTCAGATGTTTGGCGGCGCGGCAAAATCGGCAAATGTGAACAATTCGGTGAAAGTTGAAAACACCTATAAAATTGAAGGCGCTGTTTCTGAAGAAAAAGTTCTTGCAAATATCAAAGCGCAAGGTGAAAACACCAAAGAAGATGTTCGCAAATCAATGGTTGGTTGGCTTACCGATTATGAACAGAACGGGACCATGTAATGACCATCAATCACAAGATTTGGAATTTTCCAACACTGAAAATTGAAAGCCAATTGTTTCACGTCCCTGGTGCATATTTTGACGGTGGTTTGACTTCAGGCGGCGCGCGGATAATGTCACCAGAACCAGGCGGGCGGTCTGTTCTTGAAATGCGCCTTGCGTATCAAGTGAACGAATGGAATTCACCTTTTTCATCCTGGTTAATGTCAAAAATCAATGGTGCAATTTTCAAAATTCAGTTGACTAAAACACCGCAACTTGCATCATTCATCGGTGAAAGTAATTATAACTTGCGTTCAACCGGTGTTTCTTGGGATAATGATCAACTTTGGGATAATGATCAACTTTGGGCAAACGATGGTGCAAGTCTTGGTGCAGTTGGAACGGCGCTTGAAGGTGCAGTTGAATTTTCTGTTTCGGTTGGTTCATTTGGTGAAATTTTAAAGCATGGTCATGTAATCGGCATTGGTAATCATTCTTATATAATTGATGATGTTTCATATGTTGGAACCCGCGCCGATCTTGTTGTTTCACCGCCATTGCGAAACAGTGTTTCAAATGATGATGTTGTTTGGTTGAAACCTTATTTTCTTGGTGTAATTGCAAACGGTGCTGAAATTCGCAATTCGTATGATGCCGGAAACATTGGCGGAATTCAGTTGAACCGGATTGTGTTCAATGAGGTGATAATCTGATGCCTGATTTTTATGATGTTCTTGATGAATATATCGGTGGCGATGATGAATTTACCGATATTCGGGCAATTGTGCGGCGTTGTTGGTTTTATGATTTTCTTGATCATCCAATTCGCGTATGGCAAGGAAAAGGTAAACTTTTCACGTCCGATGGTAACGAATGGCTAGGAACAATTGACGCCAATGGTTCCGATCATCACAAAACACCGGCAATAACCGATGGGCGCGATGGTTCATCAGCGCGTTACGAAATGGGTTTGAATTTGATTGATACACCAGGCGCGGCGGCGTCTGCTGTTTATCAAGATATTCGGAATGAACAAAGCCGTGTTTTTGGGCGCAACGTTACTTGTTATCTTGCAATTTTCGGAATTAATGAAGGGTTGCGCCCACAAACACCAATTGTTTTCTTTCGTGAATTTACAATGATGAATTCAAAGTTTTCTGAAAAACTTGAATTTGTAAATGGTGCAAGTGTTAAAAAATATCAATGTTCTGTTGTCTGCAAAGATGGAAATTTTGGACGTTCTGAAATTCCAAACGGAACTTATTCAAACGCTGTTCAACAAGAACGGGCGCGGCAATTAGGTGTTGAAACCGATCTTGGTTGTTCATTTGTTGCAGCGTTAGCAAATAGAACGTATCAAATCCCATGAATGATCTTGTTTCAAAAACTTTGAAAAAATGGCGTCAATCTCAATTCACTTGGGGTTCTGATGACTGTTTACTTTCACTTGCAAATTACCTTGTTGATTGCGGTTATGAAGATTTCGGTGCAATTTTTCGCGGAACATATAATAATGAAACCGGTGCAAAAAATCATGTTGCAAATTGGGGTGGTGAAATTAACCTGATCAATTCAACAGGGTTGTGTTCAACTGAAGAACCGGTTGAAGGTGACATTGTTCTTGTTGAAATAAATGAACCGATCACCGGTCTTTGCACTGGTGAAAGAATTGCTTTCAGAACTGAACGCGGTGTTATAGAAATCGGCGTGAAGTTCTTAAATATCATTCACGCTTGGAAGGTCACACCATGCCAGCAGTAGGAGCATTTTTAGCGGCGGCGGCGGCAAGCGTTACAGCAACCGTTTCCGCTGCCCTGGTGGCCGTGGGTGGCTGGTCTGGCATTGTGGCGTTCTTTGCCAGCCCGTTCGGTGCTTTGATACTGGGGGTGGGCTTACAGCTTGTCACAAGCCTTTTCATTCGCAAACCAGACGCACCATCAATTGAAGCCGCGAAAGTGAACGTCCGATTGCCAGAACCCGAACGATGGATGACAGCGGGTCAAAATCGGCAAGGTGGCGGCGTTATTTTTGCTGAATTTGATGCTGATGGAAATTTTTGGTATGTGGTTGTTCATGCTGATAGTATTTTAACTGAAACCGTTGCTTTGTATTTTGATGATGAAGTTATTGAAGTTGATGTTAATGGTGTTGTTACGTCTGAAAACTTTCTTTTGGATGGTAACAGTAAATTTAAAATATTTACAACAACACACACTGAAGCCAATCCAACACCGCCCGCGCTTACTGAATTCAAAGCGGCGTTTTCAGGTGTTTGGACGGATGACCATAAACTTGTTGGAACAACTTATTCCGCAATTAGAATTTCACCAATTTCATCTGAAGATCGTTATAAAATTTTCAGGTGGCGCGGTGCAATTGGTGTTGGTGAACCGAGTTTTTCAATTGTTGGTAATTGGTCAAATGTTTATGATCCGCGCGATGAAACACAAACATTAGGAAATCGTTCAACATATAAGTTTTCAAGAAATCCTGTTCTTCTTTGGGCATGGTTCAGAACAAACCGTTATGGTCGCAATAAAGCGGCTTCAAAAATTAATTGGGATAAAGTTGCAGAACAAGCAAGCATTTGCGATGCAACAAGAACTGACATTGATGGTGGAATTGCGCCATTTTGGCAATGTGACATTTCAATTCCAGAAAGCACCGAACGCACAAACGGTGAACAGCAAATTCTAATATCATGCGATGCGCAACTTGTTTTTGATGATGATGGTAAATGTTGGCCGCGCGTTGGTTATTACTATGCGCCAAGTTTGAAACTTGTTCGCAATCGTGACATTGTTGCGATGGAAAGTGTTGAAGCGCAAAACGGTGAAAGTTTAACACAAGGTGTTATTGTTCGTTATATTGATCCTGATGCAAATTACACCGCGCAACCTTGTGCGCCATATGTGAACCCGTTTTATTTTGTGGAAGGTGAAACACCGAAATATTTAGTTGTTGATGCGCTATCAATTCAAAATCATCGGCAAGCAATGCAACTTGCAAAATCAATTTCACACCGTTCACAGTCGCCTTATAAGCTTTTGCCAACCGTAGGTTTGCGCGGCTTGCGAGCAAGGCAAGAAAGAATTTTTGATTTGCTTTATGATAATGAATTTGCGGGCGATCATGAAATTGTAACGCCAACTGAAGTTGATGCTTCGGGCGCTTTTGTTGGTTTCGGTTGCGTCCCCATTGATGAAAATCGTTGGGCTTTCTTACCAGGTGAAGAAAGACCAAAGCCGATCACTGTTGACAGCTTGGTTTATTATCTTCCAACTTTACCAACCGGAGTTGTTGTTGAATTTGTAAACAATAAAATAAGAATATCTTTTGAAGCCGCGCCGCGCGATGATTGGTCATATGAATTTCAATATCAATTGAAACCTGATGATGTTACTGTTCCAGATGATGCGGAATGGTTGCCGATGGGAATTCCAACTGATCAACTTTATGCGGTTTCCGGTGGTGTTCTTGCGAACGCTGAATATTTCGTCCGGTGGCGCGGTGTTTCAACGGGTGGTGAAGTTTCAGCTTATGTTACACCAATTCCAACAATAAGCACTTCATCATTAACATTGTCTGGAACGCCAATTGTAACGGTTGAAGTTGATGTTGCTTATGCGGGTTTCACAATTGGGGTGACAGGCGGGCAATCACCGTATATATTCGCGGATATATACGGGCGGTTGCCGGATGGAATAGCAATAAACACCGCAACAGGTGTTGTTTCTGGAACGCCAACTATCGCAGGAACTTACGCGGATATTCTAATTCGTGTTTCAGATAACGTTGGGAATTTTAAGAATTTCCCAAGCTTCACCATAACAGTAACGGAACCGTAAAATGTCTGCATATGATACATATAAAAATGCAATTCTTGGAAATCCTTTTGAACCAAATAAAAAGCCTTCAAGGCAGGGTGCAGTTGAAGCTTTTGCGGAAATGCAAAAACAGTTGGAAGGTGCGCAATCTGGTGCAATTGTAAAAGATACACTTGCAAATCTTCAAGGATTGACTTCTGTTATTGCTGCAAACGTCATGGCATGGGTTGTTAACGATCCTGTTCAATCCAAAAATGGTATTTATGAAAATACTGGTTCTGATGTTGCGCCTGTTTGGGCGCGCCGGTCTGACATTCCACAATTCATCATTTCAGCTTCAAATGTTGCTGGTTCTGCCAATGCAATAACGGCTTCAACCGATTTACCAATTCCGGTTGAAAATGGTCGCTGTTTGATCATGTTGCCGATTATTGCAGACAATACAGGTTCGGTGACTGTTAAATTCAACGGTGGGTTGTCTAAAACTTTCAAAACCGTAACCGGTGAAACCGTTCAATCGGGAATGATTAAGAACGGAATGGTTGTTGCTGGATATATATTGAACAGCGAATTCAGATTGATTAGCGATGTTAATTCTTCAATCAATCTTACCGCAATTGAACAAGCGGCGGCGGCGGCTTTGGTCAGTGAAGGAAATGCGGCTGTTTCGGCGGGCAATGCGTCCAATGATGCGGCGGCGGCGCTTGCCGCTGCTGGTGTTAGTGGTAACGTTGTTTTTTATGATAATAAATCAGATGCAAACATTGCTGTTGGTGGTTTGCCAAATGGTCAAATTGCTGAAGTTACGCTTGATGAAAGTCAAGGAAATACCAGGACGCGGTATAGAAATGAAACTGGTTCTTTGGTTTTGAAAGCGCATTTAAGCATTGATGCAATTCCAAATCTGACAACCTTGAAAAATCTTACAGCGTTGCACAGTGATCAAGTTGCGCGTTTGGTTGATAATCGTTTGTTCGGTCATTGGAAGTGGCGCGGCGGCGATATGTCATCATTCGTTAGCGGCGATCCTTATGGCGGATTATGGGTTGCACCAACAACCGATGAAACCGGAGCATCTGGCGCATGGCAGCGCATGGTCGAGAAGGATACCTATGACGCGGAGTGGTGGCTGCCTGATGCGATGCCCGCCGGCGCGGACATTTATCTCAACAGCGGCATTCTTGCGATCCCGGTGAATTATGGGATATTTCTGCTGCCGAGACGGACGGTGACGACCAGCGGCCCGGTGCGGTTTGCAAAAGGATTGACCTACGAGGGTTTCGGCCAGGAATGCCCGATCAACGGCGGCGGCGGCGGGTTCTTTGCGGTTCATGTCATGGCAAATAATAGCGTCCTGAAAAACATCAGTGCTGGGAACGTTGCGGGGCAGCTATCGCTTGGCGAACCCGGAGGGTTCCACGTCTATGACGGCTTCCCCAATCTCGATGGCAGCGGTGGTTATCCACGAAACATCTCCGCGCACGACTGTCATGCATTCGACGCAGAGTGCGGTTTCCGGGTCGGTCAAAGTCCTGAGGGCGATGGGACCGCCCCCGGCATTGCATCGGTCAATGGGTCTCGTGAGGTCTACCTTGAGAATTTCAGAAGCAACAATACGGCCCGCATCGGCATCGAGGTCATGCGCGGCGTCGATGTGCAAATCATCGGTGGCCTGATCGAGATGGGAATACCGGACCCGGTTGTTGGTTTTGACCGGGGTGTCAGGCTCGTAGGTGCGCAATCGGTCCAGATCAGCAATCTCCACATCAAATCGCCGGGCAGCACGACGGTCTTTGGAGTGTCCATCGAAATGGGTGGGCCGACCGCAAGCATCCGAGCAGGCTGTTCTGACATCAGCGTAGAAGGTGTTCGCATCGAGGATACCGACATTGGCGTCCACGTATCGGCGGGGGCCAGAAATATCAACATCAGGGGGTGCAATCTTGTCGGACGGCGGGCTGATGGCAGTCGGACGGCTTTTGCGATCAGTGCGACAAAAACCGATGAAACAATGGAGTTTGCCGCAGCACGCACCGTCAGCATAAAGGGCTGTCAGGTGTCGAACTTCAAGACATTTGCCGCTTTCAACGGCCTTATCTACGACCTAGACATCGCTGGTAACAGCTTCATCTCCAACGGCTCCGGAGGCGAACGTTTCTTCGACTATACGTCCGGGATTGGTCAGGCGAAATTGATCAATGCAAAGGTGACGGGCAACACAGGCATCCTTAGTCCCACCAATACCGGTGGAACATTGAGAATCCAGAACCTGTCGGACGACAGCGACATTACCATCGACGACAACGATTTCACCGCAGATGCGTCAGGAAGTGTATTCACTGCTTACGGCACCGGAAATGGGATCATCCGCATGAGAGACCGACACAGCAACAGGGTGCTGCCAGACATATGGGCGGATGCTCGTCCCGCTCTGGCGCCGAACAACAACGATGACGGGGGCTTTTGACCATGCCAATCCAGTTTGTAGACAGTTCGCCAAAACTCTGGCCGATTGAAATCGATATCCCATACTCAACATTTACCGACGCGAACCAGTCAATCATAATTGCAGGAACCGGTGTTGGGCCGGGCGTGATAACGAACGCGACCCGCATCGCAGACGTGATGATCTACAAGCCGACGGCTTTTGACGCCAATACTGTTGAGATCGGGCACCGCGCAACCGCAGGGGACAGAGACACCATCGCAACAGCATCTGAGGTCTCGGCCATCACGACTGGCGTGGCGAAGCCGGTAAACTGGCAAGTGGCCGGAAAATATGCAGACCTGATCGTGAGCGCCAATCGAGGCATTTACGCCCGCCTGGGTGCAGGAAGCGTCCCGACGGTCGGCCTGCTGCGTCTGGTGCTGATCGTCTATGACGTTTCGCCCAAGACCACGATCTGAGGTTGATCGTGGTGTATTAGGAAACAAATCACCCGAAAGTTGGAAAAGTAATTTGAATGCGCTTCTGGCTTCAGATAATGTTGCTGTTTACGGTAGGGTTGAAACCGCGTTGCCAACAGCGGGAAAAATTCATATTTGGATTACTGTTTTTGATATAACACCTAGGACAACTTTTTGAGGAATTTCAAATGAACTTTCAAGGAACAGGTAAACGCCTTTCATCTGGTGATGTTGGCAAAGCCGCAAAACAAATCGGAATTGAAACGGCTGTCTTACTTGCTTTCTTGGAAGTTGAAGCGGCTGGACGGGGTTTTGATAATTCAAACCGTCCAAAGATGTTGTTTGAACCGCATATTTTTTGGCGCAATTTAACCGGTGCGTTGCGATCAACGGCGGCGCGGCTTGGTCTTGCCTATGCGCGGTGGAAACCTGGCAGTTATCCAAGCGAAAGTTATACCAGGTTGCAAGCCGCAATTGATGTTTCTGAAGAACCGGCTTTTCTTTCGGCTTCATATGGTCTTGGTCAAATCATGGGTTTCAATCACGCTGTTGCAGGAAATCGCACCGCAAAAGAAATGTTTGAAACCGCAAAGAAAGGTGAATTTGAACAGCTTGTTCAGCTTGTCACTTTAATGAAGTCTTGGCACATGCATAAGATGTTGCGCCCTGGTGCCGATTACACAAATCCTGAAACATGGGTTCCAGCGGTTCGCAAATATAATGGCGGTGGCTATGCAAAACATGGTTATCATATTAAAATGGCACGGGCATACGTGAAGCATTCAGGACGGGTTCAATCTGTTGTCAATGTTGTTTCATCTGTGTTGAAAATTGGTTCAAAATCTGAAGCTGTTCGCAATCTTCAGACAGATTTGCAATCATTGGGATATGTTTTTGAAAGCGGTGTTGATGGTCGTTTTGGTCCTGAAACTGAACTTCATGTTAAAACATTTCAAGATAAGAATTCGCTAACCGTTGATGGTTGGGCTGGTGAAAAAACACTTGCAAAAATCTCTGAAGCGGTTCAACAGATTAAAGTTGACAAAACACCTGAACCACCTGTATTTGATAAAAAAGCCGGTTGGGTAAATCTGATCATCGCAATTGTACAGGGGATTTTCAAATGATGAATAAATACTTCAAGCCAAAATCCTTGACTTGGTGGACATCAGTAACACCGCTGTTTGTTGGTGTATTTATGGCCGCTGAACCGCTTCACGGGCTTTCCGGTGCTACTGATAGCTTGCGCAATGTCACGGGCTTAACAGCGCCCGTTTTGATCAACATGGGTCTTGCCGGTGTTGGATTGCGCGGGGCTGTTTAACATGTGGTGGACGGGCGTCATCAAGTGGATTACAGGCGGCGGGTTTTCTGGTATCGCGTCCGAATTGCGTCAAGCACATGCTGACAAACTTCAGGCGCAAACCGATGAACAGAAACTTGCCGCTGATGTAACCATTAATCAACTTGAAGCGCGACAGAATGCGCTAGTTCAGGGTGAAGGTGCTTGGGTTTCAAAAGTTGTTCAAGCCGCCTGGGCAACACCTTTCATCATCTTCAACTTCAAAGTGATTGTTTGGGATAAAGTTTTAAAACTTGGTGTGACTGATCCTTTGGGCGAATTTGAAAGAAATATCGGAATGATAATCGTTGGTTTTTACTTCTTAACAACCGGCGCAACTTACGCTATACGACAGGTGAAGAAATAATGGATGCTGATTTAAAATGGTTGACTGGTATTGCGGTAACACTTTGTGTTGCTTTTACTGCATCTTTAATTGCTACATTTCGCAACTTTGCAAATAAGCTTTCAAGCCATTCTGACAAAGTTCATAATAGAATTGACAAAGTTAAAGAAGATTATGTTCGGCGCGATGATTTGAACAATCACATTAACAGAATTGAAGAAAATATAAAGACCTTGCGAAAAGAAACAAATGATAATCATCAAAAACTTTTGGACGCAATCCTAAGCATTAATAAATAATTAATTTCTTAGCTTCAGCAACATACCAATCATAATTTAAATTAGAAAATTGAAAGTCTGAAGCGCGGTTGCATTCCCCAACTTTCCAACCGGCGTTAATTGACATTTCACGAATTTTATTCTTTGATTTATTCTTTGTGTGAATTCGTTCATCCCAAACACCAGGGCCAATTTCATTCATGATCTGATTATAGAACGTATCGGTCAACTTGTTCGCGCGCTTGAACGCACCAACAACCGCACCTTTCGCGGGCGGGCTGATTTTCTTCATTTCCGAACCGTTCACGGCGATGAAATAACGGGTTGTGCTTTGAACCTGGTTCGCGCCGATCATCAGCTTTGATGCGCGGTCAACCTTCACCCGCAACATAAAATCAAACGGGTCATGTTGGGTGCGAATAAACAATTCTGGATCAATCCCTTGCGTCATTGCTGCAACGGCGGCTTTGGTCACAACAACCGGATTAAAATCTTTATGCCATGCGGGCGGTCCTGAATTGCTGATACTTGCCGCATAATCAAACGGGTCGGGATACCAGTAACAACCTTTGGTTTTGATTTTAAGAGCCATTTAGTTTGTTTACCCTCGCGTGATAATAATCTCTTTGTGATTTCTGTCTTTTTTCTTACATTCAATGCAAATTCCAGAATATCCAGATTTATCAGTTTTCACTTGATAAAATTCAGATAGCAACTTTTCTAATTCACAAAGTATGCAAGTTCTCATTCCATATACTCCGCAACATAATTGTTCACGTCCCTAATCCACATGCGCGAATAATAACCGCTTTCAAGTTTCAACATTGTGTAGTTTTCCCAAGTCTTTTCAACTTGTTCAGCTTGCGCAACATGATCTTTGTGAATTCGGTATGTTATACCATCGGTGTTCACCTGAATAAATTGGACGGTTGGAACTTCAAGCAACATTTCCGCCAACATGCAAAGCATTAATTGACCGTTTATCGTGATTGTCATTGTAAATTTTGGATCATAAAAAACGCTGAATTTGTTGTTGCTGTTTCCATATGTTCCATTTGCCGCAAGCTTCAAAGATGCGTTTTCAACCGTTCCTTTTTTGTGCGTTCGGCGTTCGGTCAACAACCCTTCATATTCAACAGAAAACGCTTCACCTAAATGTTCAGGGCGCAACTTATTCACAACCGCAACTGATGGATAAAGGCTTGCAACGTCAATATCTCTGATCAACCATTCTTCAGTTGCAATAATCTTTTGTTTTTCAACAGATGCATGAATTCCGCCCGTTCCAAATTTGAAATCAATTCCGCCAACGTTCGCTTTCAAACCGCTAAACACACCTTTGGTTTTGATTTGTGAAAGTTCTGTTTCACCTGTTTCAAGATTTTGAATTTCTTCAGATGAAAGTGTTTGTGATTTAAGATAATCAAGAACACGTTTGAATTCAGGGTTGTTAAAAAATACATATGGAAAGATTATGTCATTCAATGCAATTTGGTGGCGCACCGATTGACGCGGCTGTTTCCGGTTGTTAACGTATTCATAGCACATTTCTTTTCCAAGACGCTGTTCAAGAATTTTCGCGCCAATCTTGGTATCATTGAAATTCATTACATCGCCTTGAAGCTTGTCAAGCAAACCAATTCTGAAATTAATTGCGGGCAATGAATAATGCGCAAAGCGTTTTGTTTCCCTAACATCGTGTTTGTTATATGGAATTAATATCTGTTGAATTTGCTGTTCTGAAAGGTTTTCACCAAGTGCAATTTCTGTTCCGATAGGGTCCGAAACGGTGTGTGAACGCATGTTGATTTGAAGTGCTTTCAAGCTTGTTGTTTTCGCGCGGTTATCCATGTGATGAATTTTGAAAAGATCAATTTGCGGCGCGAACCTGTCACTTTGCCAAACCATGTTTGCGAACCGATTTGTTCCGCTAATGATCTGCATTGCGAATTCATAAATCTGTTCAACAGTTGCGTTCGGGTTCTTCATCAGAAAATGAATAACAGGATAATCAAAATGTTCGCTGTTGAAACCGATCATTGCGGTTTGTGTTTGGTTCAACCAATTGAAC